ATTGTCGTCGGTATAGACCGGGTAGCCCAGCAGGGTCGCCGGCTTGCCGACCTGGGTCGAGGGCTCCCACTGATAGCGGCCCTGACCATCCTTCAACTTGCGGATCTTCCCCTCGGTGAAGCGGTTCATCAGCCAGGACGCATTGGGCCGGAAGCCCTGCTTGAGAGCCGTGGTCAGGTCGATCAGCGGATCCATGCTGGTCAGGTCGGCGGCCGCGCCGCTGATCTTGTAGCCCAGCTTGCCCCACCCCCAGGCGCCGTCCTCGACCGTGTCATAGGACAGCAGGCCGCGGGGCTTCTTGTCGCCGTTGCCGGTGATGTGGGCCAGGCCCTCCTGTTCGGCGAACTCGATCTCCACCTCGTCCGACAGCCAGGCGGCGATGTCGAAATCGGCGTCCTCGAGCATTTCCTCGGTGGCCTCCGGCTCGGCATAGAGGGTCATGGCCGGGAATTCGAGCATCGCGAGTTGCGGCGTGCCCGTTTCCTGGCGCTGCTCGTTCTCGCCCACCCAGCCGGACTTGGCGCCGCCGACGCCGACGCGCTTCTTGTAGGTCGAGGCGCCGGTCGGGCGGACGGTCGCGAGCTGGCGCATCGCCGACGATGTGCCGAGGATGCGGTCGATAGCCTGTTCGACCTCGGGCGACACGACATAGCCGCCATCCGGGTCCGACTGCCGGGTAAGCTGCGCCTTGACGGCCAGTGCCTTCAGGTCCTGCTCGCCGGCCCCGCGGCGGAAGAAGGCGTTGAACGCCGCGGAATAGGCGCGACGGTCAGGCGTGTCGTTCGCATCACCCCCGCCCCCCAGGGCGGCTGCGGCGATCTTCTTGTTCATCTCGTCGATCGCCGCCTGAAGGGAGCCGATCGAGTCGTTGATCGCGGAGACCTTGGCGTCCACGACCGCGTCGGCTTTCGACTTGATGCGCTCGTCATTGGTGGACTGGAAAGCCGCCCAGGCTTGCTGCAGGTCCGCCAGCACCTTGGCCGGGTCGGCGGCGTCGGCGCGCGGATTGAAACTCTGGATCGCCCGCGGCGCGACCTTGGCCGGGAGGGCGACGGCCGGGCCGCGAGCAGCCAGGCTCGGGGTGACGGCGAGCGCCGTCGCGCCCACCAGGGCGTTACGCGAAACATGTTGCATGGGATGTCCTCTAGGAACGGAGGGATTGAGCAAGCTGGGCGGCTGCGCCCAGCCAGGCGGGGGCGCCAGCGTCCGGCTTGGCGTCGGGGGCAGCGCCGGGCGTGCCCTTGATCTTGGCTATGAGGCCGCGGGCCTCGCTGCGGCTCATCGACTTGCAGAGCCCGATCTCGGTCTGACGCACGGCGTTGAAGGCCCGCGCCTGTTCGGTGACGGCGGCGTCCTCCTCGATCTGCTCGGCGTCCAGCAGGCCGGTGGCGAAGCCACGCTCGACGGCCTGGCCGCCGCTCATCCAGGTCTCGGCGTCCATCATCGCCGCGACCTCGACCTTCGAAAGGCCGCTGCGCGACGCATAGACGTCGGCCATGGCGCTGTCGAACGGCTCCAGCCAGGTCGACGTCTCGGCCAACTCGTGGCGATTGCCCATGGCCAGGACCCAGCAATCGTGGATCATCAGGAACGACGCCGCACCGATCAGGATCTCGTCGCCGGCCATGGCGACGATCGAGGCGGCCGAGGCCGCCAGCCCCATGACCTTGACCGTGATCGACGCCGGATGCTCGCGCAACCGGTTGTAGATCGCGATGCCTTCGAACATATCCCCGCCCGGGGAGTTGATGTGGACCTCGACGTCCTGACCGCCGATCTTGCGCAGCGCCGCGTCGACCCGGTTCACGGTGACGCCGCCGCCCGTCCACCAATCCTCGCCGATGACGTCGTACATGGTGATGACGTTGTCGCCGGCGGAGGCAGATCGGACGCCGGCGTTCCAGCGCTCGAACGCCTCTGGCTTCGCGAGCGCCGCGACATCGGCGCGCGCCGGCATGGCGATCCGCCCCGGGCGAGCCGAGGCCATCACGCGCAGGTCACCGGCCACTGGCGCGGCCCTCCTCGAGGCGCTGGTCATCGTCGGTTTCCTCTTTCGGAACTCCGCCGGCGGTGTTGGGCGGATCGTAGTACTCGCCGCCCCGGCCATCCTCCCGAGGGTTCAGATCCTCGAGCGCCCGCACCTCGTCGGGGTTCATCCAGCCCCACTGCAAGGCGCTGGCGTAGGATGCGGTGCGGGTCTTCACGTCGCTGCGCATCAGGGCCTGGCGCTGCAGGCGCACATAATAGCCGTCGCGGACCTCGGCGCGGGTCAGACAGTCGCGGGCCAGCGCCTCTTCCCACATCACGAACCAATCATTGGCCGTGAAGGTCACGAAGGCAGCGCCCTGGAACTCCAGGCCCTGGCCGAAGCTGGTGGTTTTTTCGGTGTCGCCATACATGTGCGGCGGCACGCCGAAGAACATGCCGATATCGGCGCGGGTGAACTTCCGGCTGTCGAGGAACTGCAGGTCCTCGGCGCTCATCAGCGAGCCGTCGACCTTCAGGTCGTCCTCCAGGATCAGCGCCTTGCGCGCGTTTTCCGCCCCGGCGTTGTTCTCGTGGATCTGTTGCTTGAGGCGCTCGAACGCCTCATCGCCCAGCGTCCCAGGCTTGGTGAAGACGAGGCCGGCCATAACCCCGTGGGTGAACATCCGCTCCGCGGCCACCTCGGCATTGACCGAAAGTCCCAGGGCCCGGCGAGCATGGGCGATCACCCCGATGCCGTTGACGCCGTCCAGCGTGAGGCCGCGCAGGTGCAGGACATCGGCCTGGTCGAGATCGATTGTCGATCCGTCATCCCGCGTCCAACGATAGCGCAGCCGCATGTCGGCGAGCTGCGTCACCTCCATGCGCTTCGGGTTTTTCAGCGGCCAAAGCGCGATCAACCGCCCACGGCTGGTGATCTTGAGGGCGTAGCCTGCGCCGCTAAGCACCGCATGCGCCGTCAGCATCTTGCGAAACTCCGACGACGTCTGCCAGTCGTTCGGGCGCTGGAGCACATCGCGCAGGGGATGCCCGATCGCCGGGCGCCGCTCACGTTCGGAGATCCGCTGATAGAGGTCGATCGGCAGATTTCCGCAGGCGCCCGCCAGGATGTGGACGCAGCGATAGGCGACCGCCACCCGCATCGCCCCGTCCATCGATCCGGCGCTGGCCGTCATGCCCGTGCGTAGGAACGCCAGATGCTCCGGGTTCGTCAGGTCGATATTGACGCCGCCGCCGGCCTCCTGCGCCGCGGCGCGAACGCCGTTCGCGGCGGGCTCGGGATCGGTCAGGACAAGAGCCTGATATCCCGAGCCGGGGCGGGACCGTCCGGCCATGCCAACTCCTCTCAGATCGTGCGCAGGCCGCGGGTCTCGTAGGCCGACTGCTTGGGCCCGCTGTCCTTGGCGGCGATGCCCAGCGCCATGCATTGGGCGACGATGCCGTCGATGCGCAGCGTCGAGGTTTCCTTAGACGGCTTGATGTTGCCAGCCGCGTCCGTCTCGACCGACACCGCCTGGGCGTGCCGCCGAAGCAGCGGATGGCCCCCGTGATGGAAGCCGTTCTTCAGCACCAGGCGCTCCAGCTCCTTCGCGGGGCCGGACATCGACAGGAAGCCCTGGCCATAGGGGATCGCCGGAAGACCTTCTCCGCCCAGCCGGACGAGAGTTTCGGTGGCGTCGAAGCGGTCGACGGCGATCCCGCCTTCGTCCGGCTTCCGCTTCTCATTGCGGAACGCCACCTTGAACTTCGTCGCGTCCTCGATAACCCGGCGGCGAATGGCCTCATGATCGATGACGTTGCCGGGCGTGGTCAGCAAGGCGCCGTCCTTTACCAGCTGATCATATGGAACCCGGTCGCGGTCCGTGTGCGCCTTGATCCAGTCCGCCGGCTTCCAGAACCGGGCGAGCACCGCCGGAACCTCGAGCCCCGGCTGGATCGGAAACCACCAGACCAGGGCCGAGAGGTCGGTGACCGCCGACAGGTCCAGCCCGCCGAAACAACGCAGGCCGAGCAGCCGAGCCTCGAGGTCTCTCCATCCGATAGGGCCGCTGCAATGATCCCAGCCAAAGCCCCGGCCCTGATCGTCGACGCCGCTCATCGGCAGCCAGCGCACCGCCTGGTCGGTCCACTGGTTGAGGGTGTAGCGCCGGAAGTCGTTCTCCAGCCGGGGAAGCTGCTGGGCCTCCCGACATTCAGCGGCGATCGCCTCCAGCTTCACCGACACGCCGAGGTTCGGATTTGCCTTCGCCCAGGTCTTGGGGTCGGTCCAGTCGTCGTCAGGATCGGCGGCGTAGACCACCACCAGCGTGTCGGGGATGTCGATCTCGCCGGCCAGGATCGCCTGGCAGTCGAGGAACGCCTGTTCGCCGTAGGTCCCCTTCACACCGGCGGTCGAGATCAGCACCTCGAGCGGCTGGCGCCGCGATCGCGCGCTGTCATGCACGAACTTGTAGAGGTCGCCGTTTCGCCATTCGTGGATTTCGTCGCCCACCAGGCCCGACATGTTGAGGCCGTGCTTGCCCTGGGGCTTGCCCGACAATGGCCGGAACGAGGCGTTGAGCGTCGCCGAATAGATCGCGGTCTTCGGGGTTTCGAGCAGGCCCGACAGCGTGGGCGAATAGGCCACCATCACGCCGGCCTTCTCGAAGACGATCGAGGCTTGCTCCTTCTCCGAGGCGATCGAGAACACCTGGCCGCCAGGCTCGGCGTCGCCGAGCAGCATCAACAGCGAGATGCCGGCGGCGAGCTCCGTCTTCCCGTTCTTCCGCGGCACCCAGACATAGCAGCGCCGATACCGCCTGGTGCCGTCCGGCCGCTTCCACCCGAACAGCGGGCGGACGATGTCGTGCTCCTGCCATCCTTCGAGCGAAAACGGACGCCCCGCCCATTCGCCGGTCGTGAAGCGCAGGTGGTCCGCGAAGAATCCGACCGCCTTGTCGGCCGTGGCCTCGTCGTACCAGAAGTCTCCCTCGACCCAGCAGCCCCGCTCGGGAGACCAGGTTGCGCCCGGAAACCTCAGAAGCGCCTGCGGACGCGCCGGCGCCGCGGCGGGACGCAGCTTCATGTGCTAGTTCAGCAGCCCGATCGGCGAGGCGCCAGGAATAACCTCAGCAGGCCGCGGCGCGGGGTCTGCCGGCCTGTCGGCCTTCGGCGCCGACGCGAACAGATCGCCGCTCACCCCGGTCTGGGCCCGGGCCGCCATGATCCGCTGGCGCTCGGCCGGGTTCATGCCGAACCGATCCTCGGCGGCGACCAGGCGCAGTTCCAGCGTCTCGATCCGAGCCCCCAACGGATGCGGGCGTTTGTACGTGCCATGCGGGCTTTCGACCACGTAGTACTCGCCCTCTTCCTGCAGCTTCCGGAACATCCCCAGCCAGCGGGCGAAGTTCGCGCAGTACCGGGCGAAGGCGGCGACGTCGGCCGGTCCAAGCAGCTTGGCCGCGGCAAGCGTTGGAGCGCGGCGCTTCCACTCCTCCAGCGCATCGCCCTCGAGCCAGTCCGGCGCGACCGGGCCGGTGGGGGGGGGGGGGGGGGGGGGGGGGGCGGGGGGGGGCGGGGGCGGGGGGGGGGCACGCCGCCCCCCGACCCCCCCCCC